GAGGAACTAAACATATCCACTGCAAAAATGCCGTAGGGTCGAGTTGACAGCTTGAAAACGGGTAGGTTGTGGAGATAGGATTGTTAAGATGTGATGGCAAGTTGACGGAATGATTGTAAATTAATTTTTCACTAGAGTATATGTGTGGTTTGAAGAAAAATAGGCTATTCATCATAGATAAAATGAAATTGATGTTGATTAGCCACAAGGAGTGAAAATGGAAAAGAAAGTAAACTATATTCCGGCTGTACGTTCTAGAATTGAAAAGAAGGTTGGAATATATTGCAGGGTTAGTACAAATGACATGCAACAATTGAATAGTCTTACTGCTCAGATTTCCGGACTTACTAGGCTTGTGGCTACAGTGGATACTTGGAGATTAGTTGATGTCTATATTGATATTGCATCCAGTAAGTCCAAATCTCTAAGAAAAGATTTTGCTCGTATGGTTGAAGATAGCAAGCAAAAGAAAATTAATATAGTGATAACCAAAAGTCTTAGTCGGTTTGGCAGGGATACTGTTGATACACTCGAGGCTTTGAAGATACTAGGAGAATCCGATGTTCGTGTTATTTTTGAACAAGAAAATCTGGATTCCGCTGAAACCGACAACCAGCTGATGATTTCCATCGTGGAGGCATTGGCACAAGCAGAAAACGAGAGTAGAAGCGAAAACATCAAATGGGGTATTAAGAAGAAGGTCGAATACGGAACTTCAAAATTAGCTGATAGAAAATGTTACGGATATGATAGCGATGAGAACGGAAAATTAATTGTTAATGAGGAACAGGCAACTATAACATGCCTGATTTTCTTAGAGGACAATCATCAAAATTAATTACTGGTTTATCAGATGAAGATAAAACAGCTTTTGTTTTGAAAAATGGAAAGCCTGTAGCAGTTCTTATCTCCCACGAGAGATATGAAAGATTATTAAAAGCAGGTATAGATATTACTGAATACTAAATATAAAGCACTTAATAGATGAGAGAGGTTAAATGAATGGCTGTGAAAAAATCAGAATTGTATTCCCTATTATGGGATGCTTGTAATAAATTAAGAGGTGGGGTAGAACCTTCAAGGTATAAAGATTATGTGCTTGTATTGTTATTCTTCAAGTATGTATCAGACAGATATAAAGGGCAACGTTTTGCTGAATTTACAGTAAATGAAGGTGCCTCATTTGACGACTTGATTGCTGCAAAAGGTAAACCAGATGTTGGCGAAAGAGTTGATGTAATTCTTCAAAAGTTTCTAGAAGATAATAAGCTAGCAGGTGCACTTCCTGACGTAAGCTTTAACAATCCAGATGAACTAGGTTCTGGTAAAGAACTAGTTGATAAAGTTTCTGGTCTTATAGCTATTTTCCAAAATCCTGCGATTGACTTTAAAAGCAACAGAGCCAGTGGAGATGACATCATTGGGGATGCATATGAATACTTCATGATGAAATTCGCTCAAGAGTCTGGTAAGAGTAAGGGACAGTTTTATACACCTAGTGAGGTGTCACGTATTATTGCTAGACTTATTGGTATTGGCAATATTAAACAAGAGACAGGAAAGAAATGGACCCTCCATGATCCTGCGGCGGGGAGTGGATCATTACTTATTCGTTCAGCAGATGAAGCACCAACTGATGATAATGGTGATTCCATAGTAACAATATTTGGACAAGAAAAATATCCTGATACTGCTGGTTTAGCAAAGATGAACTTCATCCTACATAACAAAGGAACAGGTGAAATCAAAAGTGGGAATACATTGGCAAACCCACAATATACTGATGATTTTGGTGGACTTAGAAAATTTGATTTTATTGTCATGAACCCACCATTTTCTGATAAAGACTGGACTGATGGAATTAAACCATCTGAAGATAAATATAAGAGGTTTGATGGTTATGGCATTCCACCAGAAAAGAATGGTGATTATGCTTGGTTTCTACATGTTCTAAAAGCATTGGATAGCAATGGTAAGGCAGGGATTATTCTGCCACACGGTGTTCTCTTTAGAGGAAACTCAGAAGAAACCATTAGAAAAGCTGTTCTTGAGAAACGATATATCAAGGGTATAGTTGGGCTACCGTCAAACTTATTTTATGGTACAGGAATCCCAGCTAGTATCATCATAATCGATAAAGAAAACGCTGATAAACGTGAAGGTATCTTTATGATTGATGCGAGTGATGGGTTTAAGAAAGATGGAAATAAGAACCGTCTTCGTGAACAGGATATTGAGAAAATTGTGCAAACCTTTATTCACCAAGAAAAGGTTGAGGGGTACTCCCGTTTTATTACCTATAAGGAGATTTTAGAAGAGAACGAAGGAAACCTTAATGTGCCTCGTTATATCCAAAAAATAGATGACACATTACCTCAAAACATTGCATCTCATCTTAAGGGGGGGATTCCAGAAGTCGATATTAACTCTTTAGAGAGACTCTGGAAAATATCGCCACAGTTAAGACAAGAGATATTCACTTGTGTCGATGAAGAACATAATGTCTATAATCTTGCTATAAAACCAAATGAAATTGAAACAGTGATTTCTGAAGATGAAAATATAAAGGTTGAAAAGGAAACTGAATACGGTTCTCTATTCGAGACGTGGAAAAATAAAGTAAAAGATTCATTACTCAATATTAATACAGATACAAATCCAAAAGAATTAATTCGAAGCTTGGGTATTGAAATTTTAAGAGACTTTGAATCGGCAAAACTTCTAGACAATTACGATGTGTACGACTTCTTGCTTAACTATTGGAATGAGAAAATGCAAGATGATGTATATGTAATAAAAGCGAGCGGATATGATGCGGGACGTGAGATTGAATATGTATACGCTCAAAAGAAAGCTAAAGATGAAAATGGAGAAGAAATAAAAGTCGATGATACTTCAAAAATGAAGTCTTTTGAAGGTGCTTTAATTTCGAGAGACATTATTGAACAGGAGTATTTTGAAACTGAGTTAATGGCTCTTAATGAGCTAATCGAAAAATCTGCATTGCTTGAATCTGAACTGGATGAAATGAGAGAAGAAGAATCAGGTGACGAAGGTTTGCTTATAAATGCTTTGAATGAAAAAGGTGACGGTATACCTAAAGCAAATCTGAGTAAACAAATAAAAGAACTTGAAAGTAAAAAGACTTCTGAAGTGATAGATGACATTACGAAACTTATTGAATTATTTGATGCAGGCAGTACTTCAGAGATGGAGAAAATCGTCAAAGCCAATAGTAAGCTGAAGACATATGAGCTTAGAAATAAGAACGGTTCATTTGGAAAGGCTAAGCTTAAAAATGTATTAAAAGAAGCAAATGACAATGCAATAATGCCAGAAACATATGTTGAAGAATATAATGCTCTTCTTTCTTACCAAGCTAAGTTAACTGAAAAAGAAGAAGCTGATAAAGCGAATAAAGAAGCTCAAAAAGAACTAGATGATTTAGTACTTGCTAAATACGGGGAACTAACGATTGATGAAGTAAAGTATTTACTCTTTGATAAAAAGTGGATGGCAAGGCTTGAAAGCGACATTATTGATGCGATTGACCAGGTGCTGAATTCTCTTGCCTCTAAGGTTGTTTTGATTGCCAAACGTTATGAGCACACATTAGGCGAGATTGAAGAAAAGACAGCTCAGTCAAAAGCCAAGGTGAAGTCCGCTTTAGAAAGGATGGGATACACATGGTAACTTATCCGGAAGATTGGGAAATTAGTCAAATTGATAAAATAGCTGACATTACTACGGGATGTAGAGATGTAAAGGATAGCGTTAAAAACGGTGAATACCCATTCTATGTCAGATCTAAAGATGTGGAACGTATAAACTTTTATGATTTTGATTGTGAGGCAGTGTTAACTGCAGGCGATGGCGGAGCAGGGAAGATTTTTCACTATAAAAACGGTAAATTTGCAGCCCATCAACGGGTATATGTTATTAGTAAATTTGAAAAAGTTGACGGAAAGTATTTTTATTATTTTTTCTCGAAAAACTTCCTGCAAGAAGTTGAAAAATATACTGCGAAATCAACGGTTGATTCTGTAAGACGTCCAATGATAGCGAATATGGAATTTCCCTTACCACCCTTCAAAGAACAACAAGCTATCGCTTCAGCATTATCGGATTTTGACGAGCATATCGACAATCTATCCGAACTAATTGAAAAGAAAAAAGCAATCCGTGACGGGGCTTTAGAGGACTTAGTCAGTGGTAGGACAAGACTTGATGGGTTTAATGGTGAGTGGGTTGAATCAACAATTGAAGATTCTACAAAAGAAATCATTACAGGGGGTACTCCTTCTACTACGGTAGACAAATACTGGGGTGGGTCAATTCCGTGGCTTGCTTCTACAGAAATACATCAAAAAATAATTACTAGAGCAACCAAAAATATCACAAATATTGGCTTGAACAATTCCTCAGCTAAAATGGCACCAAAAGATTCGGTATTAATCGCACTAGCAGGACAAGGAAAGACCAGGGGCACAGCAGCATTTCTAGCGTATCCAATGGCATTAAACCAATCTTTAGCTGCACTAGTTGCAGCAGATGAAACGGACTCCAAGTTCTTATATTATCTAATTGAAAATATGTATCTTGAATTAAGAGAACTTTCATCAGGTGACGGTGGACGTGGTGGATTGAATAAAACTTTAATAAAAAATATAAATATACGACTTCCGAGAGAAATAAAAGAACAACATGCAATTGCCGAGGTTCTGACAGCAATGGATGAAGAAATAGAATCTCTCGAAGTAGAAAAAGAAAAAATGTTACAAATTAAAGAAGGTGCAATGGACGACCTCTTAACAGGCCGTGTGCGTCTTAAAGCATGAGGAGGTAAAGGCTATGTCTGTTGATTTAGAAAGAAAATTGCAAAACAAGGTCCTTCACTGGTTAATAGATAAAGAGGAAGACGGTGGTCTAGGTTATACGTATCTCGGAAATCTGGAGGATCAGAATAACAAACCTATCAAAGAAGATTTGTTAAAGAAGAATCTTGAAAAACGAGGTTATACCAAAGACCAGATTTCTAAAGCTGTAACTGAGCTTGTTTCAAAAGCGAATAATCAAGTAGATAGTCTTTACCAAATCAATAAAGAGGTCTATTCCCTACTTCGCTATGGCAAGCAAGGTGTTAAAGATGAAAATAAGAATCGTCAAACAGTACATTATATCGACTGGAACAATGTCGATAACAATGATTTTTATGCTGCTGAGGAAGTAAGTGTTCTCTGCTTTAATCAAATAGAAAGAAAACGACCTGATGTGGTGCTGTATATAAACGGCATCGCTCTTGGCATATTTGAGCTAAAGCGTTCATGTGTGAGTATAGGTGAGGGAATTCGTCAGAATCTCACAAACCAAAAAAAAGAGTATATTCAGAACTTCTTTAGTACTACGCAGTTTCTCTTTGCCGGTAATGAAGCTGAAGGGCTGAAGTATGGAACAATCGAAACTCCTGAGAAGTATTACCTGAACTGGAAGGAAGATATTAAAGCTACGGACGAACTTTCTTTGACTATTAAAGGTATTCAATCTAGATACAGAAATAAGCTGAAAGATGGTGTAATTTCTCTTTGTCATAAAGAGAGGTTTCTTTCACTAATCCACGACTTTATTATTTTTGATGCTGGAGTGAAAAAGATTGCAAGACATAATCAGTATTTTGCTAATATTGCTGCTAGGAAAAGAATTCTTGCAGGCGAAGGCGGAATAATCTGGAATACGCAAGGATCAGGAAAGTCCCTAATTATGGTATGGCTTACTAAGTGGGTTATTGAGAATGTAGCAGATAGCCGAGTGGTAATCATCACCGACCGAGATGAGCTTGATGACCAAATTGAAAGCCTGTTTATTGATGTAAATGAAAAAGTACGAAGAACAAAAAGCAGTGCTGATTTAAGAGAGGTTCTAAATAAAAATGATGATTCTATTATCTGCTCTTTGATTCATAAATACGGACATAATGCAGGTAAACAATCCGACGTGGATCAATATCGTAAAGAATTGATAAAAGACCTCCCAGCTGACTTTAAATCAAAAGGAAATATTATAGCTTTTATTGATGAGTGCCATCGTACTAACTCAGGGAAATTGCATGAGGCTGTAAAAGTACTGATGCCTGAAGCATCACTTATTGGTTTTACAGGTACTCCACTACTCAAAAAAGATAAAGTAACGAGTCTTGAGACTTTTGGACCTTACATCCATACTTATAAATTTGATGAAGGTGTTCAAGATGGTGTTGTTCTTGATTTGCGTTATGAAGCAAGAGATGTTGACCAAGACTTATCTAGTAAAGACAAGGTTGATTTATGGTTTGACAATAAAACCTTAGGTCTTACAGATAGAGCAAAGATACAGCTGAAAAAAAGTTGGACTTCAATCAACAAATTATATAGTTCAAAACAAAGACTTGAGAAAATAGCTAGCGATATCATTTTCGATATGAACTTAAAACCTCGTCTAAAAAATGAGCGTGGTACTGCCATGCTTGTGTCCAACAGTATATATGAGGCTTGCAGATACTGGGATATCTTTACGAGCAACGGCTTTAACAAGTGTGCTGTTGTAACTTCCTTTGAGCCTTCAACCGCGAGTGTTAGAACAGCTACGAGTGATTTAAGTCAAGAGGGCGAAGAAGAATATAAGAAGTCTATTTATGAGCGTATGCTTAAGGGCAAAAAATTGTCTGAATTTGAGAAGGAAGTAAAAGAGCAGTTCAAAAAAGAACCTGCTAAGTTGAAACTTCTTATCGTGGTAGATAAACTTTTAACAGGATTTGATGCTCCAACAGCGACATATCTATATATTGATAAATCTATGAGGGATCATGACCTTTTCCAGGCTATCTGCCGAGTTAATAGACCAGATGGCGAAGATAAGGACTATGGCTATATCGTAGATTACATGGACTTGTTTCGTAATGTTCAGCTTGCAGTGGCTGATTATACTGCTGAAGCTTTCGATAGCTTTGATAAGGAAGATGTTGAGGGACTTATAAAGAATCGCTATGACGAAGCTAAATCTGAGATGGTGGGTGCAATTGCATCGCTGAAAGATCTATTAGAAAATGTAAGCGATCCTAAAGACGATACGGATTATATTGAGTATTTTTGTGGTGAAAACAGTGAAGATGATGAAAACACTGGTCGCAGAGATATTTTATATACTCTTACAGCCTCGCTAACACGCTCTTTTGCTAACTGCAGTGATAAACTTGTGAGTGATTATGGCTATTCAGAGGGGCAAGTTAGCAGGCTGAGGAGTGATATTTCAGGCTATAACAAAATAAAAGAAATGGTAAAACTAGCAAGCTGTGATTATATCGATTTAAAACCATATGAGGCTGATATGCGATATGTCCTTGATACTTATATACGTGCAGAAGATTCTACAGTTGTAAGTGAACTCGGGAATATGTCGTTGGTGGAATTGTTACTTGAAAACACTTCAACAACACCAATAGAGGCCCTGGTACAAGGTCTTCCAGGTAATGAAAATGCTAAAGCAGAAATCATCGAAAATAACTTGCAGCATGAAATTGTAAAGAAGATGTCATCTAACCAAGTTTATTATGGTAAGTTATCAGAAATGCTCCAAGTACTAATCGACCAGAGACGAATAGAGGCTATGAGTTACGAGGAATATTTACGACAAGTTGTTGAGTTGGCACAAGCAATTTTACACCCAGAAGATAGCTTGGATTATCCTGATACTGTGAAGAATAGCGAGGCTAGAAGAGCCTTTTATGATTATTTTGCGAAGAACGAAAATCTGGCTGTAAATTTGGACAGTGCTATCCTTTCTGCATTACGTCCTGATTGGAAAAGGAATTTCCAGAAACAACAAAATATAAGGCTTGCTATTTATGAAAATCTATTGATATATGGTTATGACGAAGATAAAGCAACGGCGGAGACCGCTGCAGTCTTCGAAATAACTGAAAGGCAGGCAGAATACGATGTGTAGTGAAGAAGTAATTGGTGGTATGCCAGTTGAAATTATTAAAAAGAAAAACCTTAAAAATCTATATATCAGGGTAAATCCACCAGAAGGTAGTATAACAGTTAGTACTCCTAGTGATTATCCTGATGAAGAGATAAGGCTTTTTGTATTAAAGAAAATGCCAGAAATCACTAAAGTAAGGGACAGGATGCTATCGCAGGCACGTCAAACAGAGAGAGAATATGTTTCTGGAGAATCCCATTACCTATGGGGTAAGCCATATCGACTACAAGTTGTCTATGAAGGAAACAAATACGAGATTTCTAAACTACCAAACAAGATAATATTGATTGCTCCCGAAAGATCAACAAAAGAATCAAGGGAGAGGGTATTTAATGAATGGTACAGAGAAGAACTTAAACGAGTGTTGGATGGCGTTGTTTCAAGGTGTGAAGCAAAAACAAACCTCCATGCTAATGAGTACAAAATTAAGAATATGAAAACTAAGTGGGGTACATGCAATATTGACAAAAAAAGAATATGGATTAATCTACAGCTAGCCAAGAAGCCAATAGAATGTCTTGAATATGTTGTTATCCATGAACTGGTACACCTGTTAGAAAAGAATCACAGCCATAGATTCAATTCGCTTGTGGAGGAGTTCTACCCTACCTGGAAAGAGGCAAAAAAGTTATTGTCAGAGTTGCCTTTGGATCATATTGAAAAAGGAGAACAGGTAGATTATGAAGAGGAAGATAACTCCAAGTGATATATTCGATGTCAATAAAAAATCAGGTGCTCTGATTCTTGGAAAGAATCGCCTTGATGATTATGCTACAAAATTTCTGACTAAATACTGCAAACAGGCATTGGTTGAACCGATGCCTCTTCCGGTTGATGACATTCTTAAGGATATGGGGCTTACTGTTCAAGAGGTTCATTTATCAAGCGACCTAGATATTTTTGGATGTTGTTTACTTCTGGATGCAGATGTGGATATTTATGATAGGGAAACAGGTAAATATTTATCAACTTCCTTCAGTGCTGGAACAGTATTGATTGACCCCTTGTCTGAGGCTGTATATGGTGAAGGATCGAAAAGAAATACGCTCATTCATGAAGCACTCCACTGGGAAAAAGATAAAACTTATTTTCAAATTCTTGAGGTTAAAAATAAAAACGAATCTGAAAAACTATATCCAATCTTATGCCGACAATCTGAGACTTTCTTTACACCGCCTGAAGGAAAGAAGACAAAGGAAAATGAAGTTCGATGGTTGGAATGGCAAGCACACAGATTAGCACCTAGAGTACTGATGCCCAAAAGCAGCTTTAAAAAGAAGGCGTTAGAGTTTATTGAGCAGTATAAAGCATCTGGTGAGAATATAATATACTCTTGCGATACCTTGATTGAGAATTTAAGCAGCTTCTTTATAACATCAAGACTATCAGTAAAATATAGATTGATTGAAGTTGGTTTAGAGGATACTATATCAGAGTTCTCTGATTACAATGATGTCTATGAAGAAATCAATAGTAATAAAGATTTTGTTAAATTAACACCAGTAGAAGCAGTAAAGATAATAGATTCCGATTCAACTCTACAAAATTGGATAACAGAAAGACATTTTGTATACGCTGACGGATATTTTGTACTTGCCGACAGCCAATATGTTACACAAAAGGATGGAAAACTCTTTTTAACACCAAAGGCAAAGCAAAATCTTTCTAGATGTGTTATCAATATTCGTGAACAGAATTTTGTATCATACGCTAATACTTACAAAGACTTGCTTGGGTATGCGGTACTTAAGAAGGTTGAAGCTATTGATAGTAGACTTCTTACGTTTCATCCTAAGTACCAATCCCCTTTACTAAATGAGCCTGAAGAAACATATCAAGCATTTTCTCAACAGCTAGCTTCTTATAATGAGGATGAAGAAATTGAACTCATTAAGTTGCTTGGTGATCCTACCAAAACACTATGTAATTGTCTGTGGTTTTTGATGGAAAATAGAAAGTGGAATTATCCTGATAAATTTAATGAAGAGACAGGACTCCACAAAAATTACCATGGTAGAATAAAAAATGATAAAGCCAATAACATGACAACGAGCGTGTTGATGGCCATCTGCGTTGGTATGCAGTTATGCACGAGGATTACGCAAAATATTTTTGATAAATCAAATAATAAACTAGATTATTATAAAGATCCCGATAAGACATATATTCGTATTATGGATACTATGCCAGGGCTTTCGCTTGATGATTTCAATGGTATTCTAGAGAAATGTGGTATTCAGGAATTAGGTAGTGAAATAAAAGAATAAAAAGTTGATAACTCGATGAGTTGGTTTAGGACCCCGAAAGGGGTTCTTTTTTTATGCCCAAATTAGAAAAGGCTGATAAATAGGCAAATTCAGCTCAACTCAACGAGTTGGTCGTGAAATTTTGAAATCTATTATATTTATAAATGTAAGGTACAAGCTTTACAAAAATTAAATGCGTCTAAAGCTGGCCAGCAGAAGACGGCGGATTCATAAATGATTCTAAGGTAGCCAATAACAGGTTATTAGAAAATTTGTGATCCTCCGTTTTATTTCCTATACGTAATTTTAGGAAGTAATTCTGTTGGTCATTTATTTCAAAGATTCATTAGTTCTCCGCCGCCTTCCAGGACGGGATAGGAGAATCTAATGAGATTATCAGTAAGATACGACAACAAATTTAAGATTATCGAACTTAATGAAAAAGAAACTGAGGAAATGTGGATTAGTTTATCGCTCGAAGGTGATGAGCTTCCAAACTCTGACAAAGAACGGTTAATTCAAGATGCCTTTAATGAAATATTTAATAAGCCCGAATACAATAACTGGCACAAATTTGACAGGCACAAGGGATATTCAATAGCCAAACCAAATGCAGATGGTCTGGAATGTGATACTTCAGAACCTTTAATGAAAGAAGTAGCCGATGATAGAGTTTTTAGAAAAGATGAGCTCGAACGAGCCTATCAAAATGAATATGAAGATGTCTGCCAATGGATACGCACCGTTCTTGGTAAAAAACAGGACTGGGCAGATATGTTCATTGCAGTACGTATTGACGGCATGTCGATTCGAGAATATGCCAGTTCCATCGGTGTCAGCGAAAACAACATTACTCAGAAATTAAAGCGAGCCGAGAAAAAACTTCAAGGTATTTTTAAAAATCGTCAGATTTGACCTTCTGCCGTGGCTATGAGGTAGGAGGACTAATCCTCCAAATATGAATGGGAGGTATTTCAATGAACGGAATACAGATTTTTCAAAATGCTGAGTTTGGCTCGGTGAGAACAGCAGACATTAATGGAGTTCCTTATTTTGTGGGAAAGGACGTAGCTGAAATTCTTGGCTATAGCAATACAAGGAAAGCTTTGCTAGACCATGTGGATGAAGAGGATAAAACCGATGGGGTAACGATTCGTGACTCCATCGGACGTGAACAGGCTCCGGTTCTGATAAATGAGTCTGGCCTTTACAGCCTTATTCTTTCTAGCAAGATGCCGAATGCAAGAAGGTTTAAACGTTGGGTAACAAGCGAGATTCTTCCAACTATAAGAAAACATGGTGTGTTGTGAATGGTAAAATAGAGTGCACAGATTTCCGCCAATAACTACACAGATTCTCGCCAGCAACCACACTATTTTTCGCCACAAAGTGCACAGTTTTTCGCCATAAAGTGCACATAATACCGTTTTACTGGTAAAATTACACCAGTTGCGATTGCAGCATTTACTGCATTAAAGGAAGAGCGAGAAAAGAACCGACTGCTTGAACAAACTACTGCCGTCCAAAAACAGCAGATTGCGGAAATGAAGCCAAAGGCAAGCTATTACGATGTGGTACTTAACTGCAAAGACCTTATTTCCACTTCTACGGTAGCGAAAGATTATGGAAAGTCTGCTATTTGGATGAACCGTTATCTCCATGAAAAAGGTGTGCAGTTTAAACAGGGTGACATTTGGCTGTTATATCAGAAATACGCAGAAAAAGGTTATACAAGCACCAAGACACATAGCTATTCTGCTAATGACGGAACGATTCATACTAAGCCACATACCTACTGGACACAAAAAGGCAGATTGTTTGTCTATGAATTATTAAAAGCAGATGGAATTTTGCCAAAAATGGAACAGGAGAGCAGTGATGTCGATTAATAGGTATAACAGCGAAGGTTATCCTGATCCGACCACCTACGGTGCCTTATCCAATATCGAAAAAGAAACGAAGGCGGCAAGGGCATACAGACCGATGGTGTATGTATGCTCCCCGTTTTCGGGAGATGTTGCCGGGAATATTGCAAATGCACGAAAGTACAGCCGCTATGCTGTGGAGCAGGGGTATATCCCTATTGCTCCGCATTTGCTGTTTCCGCAGTTTCTTAACGATAACGATTTAACGGAACGTGAGCTGGGGCTGCATTTTGGAAATGTGCTGATGAGCCACTGCAGCGAGGTGTGGGTGTTCGGAGAAACCATATCGGCCGGGATGGATGCTGAAATCAGGAGAGCCAAGAGAAAAAATTACAGACTGCGATATTTCGGCAGTGATTTAAAGGAGGTAAGCAAAGATGCGTGATTTGAAGATTGCTTATGGCAACAGCAGGACGGCAAAGTTCTGGTCGAATAAAACCATAAAATTTGATGAACTGTGTGACCGGCTGCGTAATCCGATTTATACCTCAGAGACGGCGGAGGAATATCCGAAGCTGCCGAAGGGTCAGCGTGATGATATCAAGGATAAGGGCGGGTTTGTGGCAGGTCATTTAAGCGGCAACCGCAGACAGGCAAACAAGGTGGTCTGCCGTTCCATGCTGGTATATGACCTCGACAGTATTGAACAGGATTTTCTAAAGGATATCAATGCCAAAATCGACAATAAGGGCTGCTACTATACAACTCACAGCCATACAGCGGACAAGCCGAGAGCGAGAATGATTATCCCGGTCAGCCGTGATATGACACCCGATGAGTTCAATGCGGCAGCGAGATATTATGCACAGGACAATGGCTTTCTTGCGATGCTTGACCCCTGTTCGTTCTCTCCCCATCAGCTGATGTACTGGCCGACCTGTCCCTCCAACGGGGAGTATCTGTTTGGTGAGATTGATGGGGACTGGCTTGACCCGGATGAGATTTTTGAAAAGCATCCCAATTGGAGGGACTGCTCTCTACTTCCTACCACACCGAAGGAAAGCAAGGCAGCAGACCATAAAGCGCAGCAGCAGAAAGACCCGCTGGAAAAGGACGGTGTAATTGGATTATTCAATCGTGTGTATTTCCCAATCAGCACAGCTATTGATGAATTTTTGGCTGATGTCTATGCACCGACAGCTGACAGTTCCGAACGATATGATTATCTTCCGGGCGAAGGGTCTGCGGGTGTTGTGGTTTACGATGACAAATTTACTTACAGCCATCATGCGACTGACCCAGCAGGAGGAAAGCTGTGCAGTGCCTTTGACCTTGTCCGCCTGCATAAGTTTGGCGATGATGATAATAAATCTGTGAAAAAAATGTGCGAGTTTGCCATGAAACAGGAAAAGGTCAAACTCCGTGCGCTGGAAGAAAGACAGACACAGATTGATGAGGATTTTACAGATGAAGCCGACTGGAGAGCAAGACTGCGCTATATGCCAAGAAGCAATCTGCTGGAAAACAGTGTGTGGAATCTGATGCTGATTCTAAATAATGACCCTGACTTTGCAAATATTGCATATAACGAAATGGCGGGACGAATTGAAATCATAGGCACAGTGCCGTGGGAGCGTCCTATGGACAACAGGTTCTGGAGGGATGCCGATACCGCACAGATGAAAGCACTCATTGATATTCGGTATGTTCCGTTTTCTTCCCGCAATCACGATGTGGCTTTTACGAAAACTGTAGAGGACAGGCATTTCCATCCCGCAAGGGAGTATTTTGAAAAGCTGCCGGAATGGGATCATGTGACGAGAGTGGAAAATCTGCTGATTGACTATTTCGGTGCAGAGGACAATTCCTATACGAAAGCGGCTATGAGAAAAACGCTGATTGCAGCTGTGGCAAGGACCTATCATCCGGGAATTAAGTTCGATAGTGCCTTAATCTTGGTGGGCGCACAGGGCATCGGCAAATCCACCTTCTTTTCCAAATTGGCTGGCAGCTGGTTTTCCGACAGTCTTACGCTTACGGATATGAAGGATAAAGCTGGTGCAGAAAAATTGCAGGGATTTTTGATTCTGGAGCTGGGAGAAATGGCAGGAATGAAAAAGGTGGATATTGAAACCATTAAATCCTTCCTAAGCCGTACTGATGATATTTATCGGCCATCTTATGGCAGAGTGGTGGAAAGCCATCCGCGACAGTGCATTGTGGTTGGCTCAACCAATGCGGAGAATGGATTCCTCCGTGATATTACGGGCAACCGCCGTTTTTGGCCGGTGAATGTATGCGGTGATTCTGCTAAAAAATCGTGGCAGTTAACAGCCGATGATGTAGCACAGATATGGGCAGAAGCTCTCTATCTGTATAAGCAGGGCGAGAACCTGTTCCTTGAAGGCAGAGAGGCTGTAATTGCAGAGCAGCAGCAAAAACAGGCCATGGAAACCGATGAAAGACAGGGACTCGTGGAGAATTACCTAAATACACTGCTCCCGGATAATTGGGATGCCATGAGTCTGTTTGAACGAAAGAACTTTTTAAGCGGCGATGATTTCGGCGGGACGAAAATTGGCACTGTGGAAAGAACGCAGGTAAGCAATGCAGAAATATGGTGTGAATGTTTCGGCAATAATCTGTCTGGCATTAAGACATCCGACTCCTATGCGATAGCGGCCATTATGATGAAAATCGAGGGGTGGGAAAAAAGCGGCAAACGAAAAAATATAGTTCTATATGGCCGGCAGAGAATTTATGAAAAAGTTGTCCCATCTGAAAATGGCTTAAAATAAGGCTTGGTTAACACTTTAGGACAAGTAGGACAAGTATTATATATAGATTAAAATATATGAAATATGAATATAGGCATATGTCTATACGCACGTAAGGATTATATAGAACCAGTTGTCCTTTTTGTCCACTTGTCCATAAAGAAGGAGGAAATATGCGAGAAAAGACTATTGAACAGAAACTTGTAACGGCGGTAAAAAAGCAGGGCGGTATCTGTCCGAAATTCGTATCTCCGGGTTTTGATGGTATGCCAGACCGCTTAGTGCTTCTTCCCATTGGCAGGTTTGCCTTTGTGGAAGTAAAAGCACCGGGAGAAAAGCCAAGGCCATTGCAGCTGTCAAGATATGGAATGTTACAAAAACTTGGGTACAGCGTGTATGTACTGGATGATGTGAACCAGATTGGAGGGATTTTGGATGAAATACGAGCCACATGATTATCAGAAATATTCGGTTGAATATATCAAGAGTCATCCGATTGCTGCCATTCTTCTGTCGATGGGACTTGGCAAGACGAGCATCACGCTGACTGCCATTAACGATTTGATGTTTGACAGCTTTGAAGTACACAAAGTGCTGTGCATTTGTCCCTTACGAGTTGCCACTTCTACATGGGGTGCTGAAATTGGAAAGTGGGAGCATCTGCACCTGCTGAAATATTCAGTGGCAGTGGGTACGGAAGCAGAACGGCTGTCAGCACTGAAAGCACAGGCGGATATTTATATCATCAACCGTGAGAATGTGCAGTGGCTGATTGAGAAAAGCGGTGTACCGTTTGATTTTGATATGGTGGTTGTGGATGAGCTATCCTCTTTCAAGAATTACCAGTCCAAGCGGTTCAAGGCATTGATGAAGGCAAGACCAAAGGTAAAAAGAATGGTGGGTCTGACAGGTACACCAAGCAGCAACGGTCTGATGGATTTATTCGCAGAGTTCAAACTGCTGGATATGGGTGCAAGGCTTGGCAGATTTATCGGTCAGTACCGAAACGCCTACTTCTCCCCAGACAAGAGGAATGGTCATATTGTTTACAGCTACAAGCCACTGCCCAATGCCGAACAGCAGATTTATGATAAGATTTCGGATATTACAATTTCTATGAAATCCACCGACCATCTGAAAATGCCGAAACTGATCAGCACACAGCTGGAGGTGGAATTGTCGGAATTGGAAAAGAAAAAATATGAGGAACTGAAAAAAGACCTCATCCTTCAGCTGCCGGATGGAGAGATAACAGCAGCCAATGCCGCATCGCTGACAGGCAAGCTGTCCCAAATGGCAAATGGAGCAGTTTATTCCGATGATGAGAGCATCTTGGAAATACACCAAAGAAAGCTGGATGCATTGGAGGATATTATCGAAGCGGCAAACGGCAAGCCAATTCTCGTGGCATATTGGTACAAGCATGATGTGGAGCGTATCACGAAACTACTGGACAGGCTAAAAATGGAATATGCAAGGATATCTTCTCCCGGCAGTATTGAGAGGTGGAATAAGGGAGAATTTGCCGTTGGTCTTATTCATCCGGCATCAGCAGGTCACGGTTTGAATTTACAGCAGGGCGGCTCTGCCTTGGTATGGTTTGGCATCACATGGTCTTTGGAGTTATATCAGCAGACTAATGCCAGACTTTGGAGGCAGGGTCAGTCGGCAGAAACAGTGGTTATTACCCACATCATAGCAAAAGGCACCATTGACGAGAGGATTATGAAAGCACTGAAGAATAAGGATACTTCCCAGTCGGCCTTGATTGAGGCCGTAAAAGCCAACCTATGAAAATCAGAGTCAACCTATGAAAATCCAAGCCAATCCGAGTGGAATACAAAATTTCGGAGGTAAGGATATGAGCGTTATTTGGAAGTATTTAGACAAGCGTTCTGCGGCAGTGGATGCCCTGAAGGATTATGACAGCATGGCATTTATCATTGCAAATACCAGCAATGAAATCAAAAATACCCGTGATGATATGGGCAGTATCCGCAGTCCCCAGTTTGATGGAATGCCAAGGACACACAATCCGCAGGCAGGAGAAGAACGCATCTTAAAGAACATCGAGGAAATCGACATTTTGCAGGAGCGTTACCGGCAGGCGGTGGAGTATATGGAATGGTTCAAGCCGGCGTGGGAAGAACTGAGCAGTGAGGAACGCTACGTACTGGAAACCTTCTATCGCGATGAGGGCGGTCAGACAGGTGCAGTTTATGAAATATGCAGTCAGCTTAATGTTGAGCGTTCTACTGCATATAACCGGAAAAATAGGGCACTGGCAAAACTGGCTGTTTTACTGTATGGCAAGTAAGAGGTAATTTCGCGGACACATTTATAGTCTGAACATGATATACTAGTATCGTGAAAAGTGAAGAATAAATGAGAGCCTTGTGGGAACAATCCTGCAGGGCTTTTCTTATGCCTTATAAGATGTTTGTGATGTAAACAGGCTAAACAACTAGAAGGAAGTGCGAAAATGCCAAGAAAACCTAAAAGACCGTGTTCTTATCCCGGCTGCCCTAGTTTAACAGACGGACGGTTTTGTGGGAAGCACCAGAAAGAAGAAAATAAACGCTATGAGAAGTACGACAGGAATCCTGCTGTACGCCGTAGATATGGACGCGCTTGGAAGCGAATCCGTGACAGCTATGCTGCGGAGCATCCTTTGTGTGAAGAGTGCTTAGCAAAGGGCAGGTATGTTGCGACTGAAGAGATACACCATAAACTTCCGTTGGCCCAAGGAGGAACGCATGATAGGAAGAACCTCATAGCTTTGTGTAAAGAATGCCATGCAAGGATTCATGCACAAAATGGTGACCGTTGGCACTGATGAAGGTGCAGGGAGGGGGAGGTCAAATCTCAAAACCCTTGTATGGGAGGAACGGGCGGGGGGCTTCACGCACAAAAAGAGCAGTTCAAACAGGGGATTAACCCTAAGATATAGATTGAGGAGTGTGAATAATGGCAAGGGACGGTACGAACCGTGGTGGCAGAAGAGTCAGAGCAGGTGATAAGCCGACTGCAGCCGCAGAGAAAATACAAAATGGGAAAACAGTCAAGGTTCTAGCCAATGATATTCCTGTACTTAAAACAGCGGAATTAGAGGCAGTAGATTTACCGGAAGGAGCAGTTTTAGAGGGCGTGGATATGCCAAAACCCAGCGACTATTTATCGGCAAGGCAGAAAAATGGAGTTCCCTTAGGTGCTGATGAAATATATAAAGAAACCTGGCTGTGGTTAAAAGAGCGCAACTGTGAAAGATTAGTAAATCCACGGCTTATAGAAACCTATTCACAGGCTATGGCAAGATATATTCAATGCGAAGAGGCAACAAGTACATATGGTTTATTGGGGAAACATCCAACGACTGGCGGGGTTATGACCTCGCCATTTGTGCAGATGTCACAGCAATACCAGAAAAGTGCCAATCTTATCTGGTATGAAATTTACGACATTGTTAAGCAAAACTGCACAGAGGTTTTTGAGGATAGCACGACAGATACCATGGAGCTGCTTTTGCGGGCAAGGAGAAAATGATGATGGAGCTTACGGCTTTTTTACATAAACTGAAATTTTATAGACCAAAGCTTACTAAACAGCAGGTCAGAACTTTAAGGGGACAGGCTCTCGCTGACAATATCAAGGGTGCTGAAAAGGGCCTTAGCAAGATTTTGGAAGGAGCAGTGCTTAATGGAAAAAACAACAACGGAAATGCAGTTAGTAACTATAGAAAAATTAGTACCTTATGTTAACAATGCTCGAACGCACAATCCACAACAGATTCTGAAACTACGTTCATCGTTAAGAGAATTTGGCTTTATTAATCCTATTATTATTGACCGGGAATATAACGTGATAGCTGGTCATGGACGAATTTTAGCAGCCAAGGAGGAAAGCATAAAAGAAGTACCCTGCGTATTTGTGGACTATCTTACTCCGGCTCAAAAGAAAGCCTATATTTTGGCGGACAACCGTATGGCCATGGATGCAGGATGGGATGAAGAACTGCTCAGAGTGGAGATAGAGAGCCTGCAAGGAGCAGATTTTGATGTCGCATTAACAGGATTTGACGAAAAAGACATAGCTGAACTGTTTGCAGGAGATGATGATGATACGCAGGAGGACGATTTTGATGTGGACGGGGAGCTTAAAAAGTCGCCGGTTTCTAAAGACGGTGATGTATGGCTGCTTGGAAAGCATCGCCTAGTCTGTGGGGACAGCACCAAGGAGGAAACCTATGTAACTCTTATGGATGGGAAGAAAGCTAATCTTGTTGTAACGGATCCGCCTTATAACGTCAACTATGAAGGCGGTGCAGGAAAGATTAAAAACGACAATATGGAGAATGATAAGTTTTACCAGTTTCTATTAGATGCTTTTAGAAACATGGAAAAGGTAATGGCAGCAGATGGCAGCATTTACGTGTTCCATGCAGATACCGAAGGCTTAAATTTTAGAAAGGCATTCTCGGAAGCAGGCTTTTACTTGTCGGGAACTTGTATCTGGAAAAAACAGAGCCTAGTGCTTGGTAGGAGTCCATATCAGTGGCAGCATGAGCCATGCCTTTACGGCTGGAAAAAGAAAGGCAAGCATCAATGGTACTCCGACAGAAAGCAGACTACCATATGGGAGTTTGATAAGCCGAAGAAAAACGGTGACCATCCGACCATGAAGCCGATTCCACTTATTGCCTATCCGATTAAGAATTCCAGTATGAGCAATTGCATCGTTCTTGATCCGTTTGGCGGCAGCGGTAGCACTTTGATTGCCTGCGAACAGTTAGGCAGAATCTGTCATACCATTGAGCTAGATGAAAAATACTGTGATGTTATAGTAAAGCGTTATATTGAGCAGGTCGGCTCTGCAGATACTGTATCGGTCATCCGTGATGGAAAGACCATCCGCTTTGAGGATTTGGAGGTCAGCGGCGATGGAAAATAACTTAAAAGTTTCTACATAATTAGCTTGCTATTTATTCCTTTTAGAGTGATATATGTAGTACCGAAGAAAAGGAGGTACTTACAAAATGAAAGTTATTTACAACATCACCGACAGAAAACCATTTGTAAAGGCATTAGAAGAAATTACTGGAGCCAAAGCGGTTTATCAGAAAACACCAACTTATGCTTATGCAGTGGACTATTTCACAGTAACCAAAGAAGGAAATCTTACCTTTAACGACATGGCAAACAGCGAAGAAATCGAGCAGGTGCTAGAACAGCTTGAACAAAAAGGCTTTCACTGCGAGAGTTCCGCATATGATGAACCACAGCCGGAAATCGCTAGTAAAGAGCCATTGGCTGCATACGGGACTACGGGAAAAAAACTTAAAAACGAAACTGCGGGGTTGACAGTGGCAATGCCATTAAATGCGGTGCTTGCAGGCAACCTTACCAATCTTCTGGAATCCAAGAGCAGCCTTATCAAAAAGGCACTGGGCATCAGCGAACTTCCCATCATTATTGATGCAGATAAGATTTCCTTCCCTTGGTTTT